AGAGGAGACATGAGTTTTCAGCGCGTTTGATTTACCTAATATGTATTTATAAAAAAAGGGAGAGGCAATATACCCCTCCCAATATGATCACTCTTCCCTGTTTTTAATCGCTGCTGAAACAACTTCAAGAAGTTGATCATCCATATCAGTCTTGGTTAACTTAACTGCTTTAGCAAGAATAACAAGACAGATCTCAACCATCTTCTCACCGAGCTCTTCATTTTCTGGAATATTTGCAACTGCATCTTTGATAATTTTTGATGCGAGTGGAAGTAAGAATGCTAACATAATTTTAAAGGCATGACTACCTTTTTATTTATCCTTCAACCTTTGTTTTTCAAGGGTCTTAAGAACATATTTTTTATGTTTCTTTTTAGTAGTAGCATCTTCCGCTCCGTCTTCGATGTCAGGCATCACTTCAACGGTAGCGGATGTTACTTTTTTTCTTCTTCAATCCCCTTCTGAAGTTCTGCCTGCTCCTTCATTTTTTTCTTGGTGTTGATCAGTTTAGTAACTTTTTTACGACGAGCATGTAGATACTTGTCAGACTTATCTACATCACCATCATTGTCAATATCAGCATCTGCTTTACCAACTGGATCAAGTTTCTTTTCACCAAGAACTTCTCTGTTCTTGTCGTCATTTACAACGTGCTCATGAACTTCGCTGATCATGATCTCAAGTTCTTCAACAGGAACGTTATGAAGAATAATATTTTCTCTAATGATATCGTAATGAGTTACAGTTCCATCTTCGAGCATAGTATGCTCACCAGAAACTACAGAATACTCAAGACCTTCTTTCTTAACTTTCTTTGCACAGTTGTGCTTCTTGACCATCTTACCTGTCTTGGGATCCTTCTCAAAGTATTCTTTGACACAGTTAGGAACAGTCTTACCACCTTTCTTCTTGGTTCCTTTTGCCTTATAACCTTTCCAGCAAGTAGAAGCACCAACGTTCTTACGTGCTGCCTTCATACTACCTTCTTCGATTACTTCTCTCTCGAAGATATAAGTCTCGCCATCTAACTCAAACGATACTTCTTCTTTCTTTGCAGTCTTTGCAGATTTAGCGAAGGCATCTTTAGCAGGATAGTTATCGCTTCCTGGTTTAGCAGGAGAACCACCACGCTTACGCTTTGCATGGATGTTAGCGTATAAACCTTTCTTTTCATCGAGGATATCAACATCCTCCTTCTTCATTTTGTGAACTCCTGTGTCTCCACAGTGAGAGCAACCTTTTCCACCACATTCGGGACACTTCTTTTTCCCTTCAGTCTCTTCACGAGCAACTACTTTAGTAGTATCTCTGATCTCTGCTCCAACAGAATACTTCATGCCTTGACCTGTACGCAGGTTAGCAGCAGGATCAGGAGGAGCAGCGTTTGTTTTAGGATCCTTCTGGGAGAAATCATCACACTCTTTCTCTTCCTTACCAGAAAGATCGGGAATAGATGTAGATGCATCGGCACCACCAGCGGGACCAGGAGCTCCTAATTCTTTTTTCTCTGGTGTTGGAATACCATCTTCATTAAGATGCCAACCAAATCCTGCACCACCTACCCATTTACCATAAGATTCGATCAGTGCCTGGGAGAAGGCATCATTATGCTGCACACTATTGACTGGTTTTTGTCTTTCCATTATTGAAAATACTACTTTTCCTCTCTTTATTTATAGCGTCTGTTACTTGCACTGCTCGGATATCCTTCACCCACGCTCTAAACATATCACCAGATTCTGTAATAGCAATCACGTAGTTTACTCCTGCTCTATGGATTGTTCCCTTATCTCCAGTGATTGAAGACATAATAACATCACCCTCTACAAAGACATCGCCTTGTCTATGCTGCTGACGCAGTGCTTCTTCACGTAATTTTTTAAAATTTTTCATTTAAAATTTGCAGGTAGATTACTTTTAATCTCCATCATCATTGTCATACAATCTTTATCATTCAGTGTTGTTGGTATACCAGATCTAAATGTTTTGAAGTCGTCTTTAAATGCTGCACGTCTCATCTTCGTTCCAGAAATAGCAAAGGTATCTCCATCAGCATCTCTGCTACCTGAAGATTTGATTTCAATCTTACGGAAAGAAAATTCCGTTCCGTTATATTTATGGAGGAATGACATGGCGTTCACTCTATCAGAACCTACAAGGAACACTGCCTCATTATACCCATGCATCATAAGCTCCTGTAGGATCTCCACGGGTTGTTTAGGACCCGAAAAGATTTTACCCTTATGCTCTGGGAACATCTTCTCCATGTAGAATAGTTTACGATCAGGTGAGAGGGGATTCTTTCCTTTAGTGTCAAAGGATTGAGAAATATAAATGCGATAATCATGTCGTCCTGCTGCACGTTTCACTCCATCAAAGTTATCTTTGTGTCCAGTAGTAGGTGGTTGGAATCTGCCAAACGTAAAGTAGCAGGTCTTACAATTTAACGCCATTGTTTTTGTAGAGTGAAGTTATTGAATGCAAACTCAAATCTATTAACAAATTTAATCATACTACCATCTTTATGAAGGACATATCCTTCGGGTGTCGTCACCTTATATCCATTCTCTGTCTGGACATAGGTTCTGAACTCTTCAAGGTGGTCCAGTTTATCTATAACCATTTGCTTAAGAGTTTGAATCTCTTTATAGAGAGCAATCATTACCTTAAAGTTATAAACATTATCTAGGAGATAGTTCTGACTCTCATACACCAGCGCACACTTCTTTGTTCTGTTAGCAACTGTCTTGATCTTTGCTAACTCCTTCTGCATCTTCCCATCATAGAAGTTTATCAGGGAAAAGATCGTCTCGTCCACGTTCGTAATTTGTACCCCAGCCTTAACCTCGCTGTTGAAGAACTGTTTGATGAGGGTGGAGATGTGGAACTTTGCATCACCTTTGTTACCCATATTAGAGACAAGATCATCGAGAAAAGAACCAGCAATAGAGCACATGCGCTCGATTTTTTGTACATGTCTATCAAATCGTTGTAATTCTTGTTGACTGAAACCAACTCGATCCATTGGCGTATCGTTTTTGATCACCAATGCATCAGAAGAACCAGTAATATCAGCACCAGCTCTTGCTTGCATTTCCGCCAAAATATTACCAGTGTAATGAGTGTGGAATACTACGCCTATTTTAGCAGTCTTTGCTGCTTTTCCAATAGGATGATCTACAGGTATACCATATGTAATAGTATTAGGTCTGAATGTATACAGTCTCTCTCCTTCAACTGTCTCTGTCTTTAGATCGCTAGTAAATAACAGGTCTCCCTGTATCACACCATCGATACCCAGTTGACTGAAGTACCTATGAGAAAATTTTAGTTTCTCTGCTAGATCACCGCTGTAGTATTCATCAACATCCTTTTCAGAATAACATATCTTCGGTTCAGTTTTATTAAATACAGACTTCGTACCAACAAAAAAGAAACCAAGTTCTGGATCAGTGCCACAAATAACAGATGGAGCACCGTCCCATTTCGTCTGCATGAAACCACCACTCTCCTGATGACCCAACATCTTACGCAGTTCTTTCAAGAAAGATACTGCTGCCTTGCATCCATCAGTACCATAGTTCAGCATCTCATCTTCGAGGTGTTCTAAATGCTTGAGCTGTTTAATGTTTGACATCAGATCCACTCCGCAGTATTGACCAAAATTTCAGGAGCAATCATGCCACGAATGAATGGATACTTCTTACCATCCACTGTAACATTCTTATCGCTTCTATAAGTTACAGCAATGACAGGTTTGTAGTCCTTCATATTGAAGTGAGACAGGTCGCCATTCAAGCTCACATCATCAGAGAACGTCATCTCATATACTATACCAGAGTTACGAAGCACTGGGATAGATTGCTTCTCTCTGTCAGTAATCTCAATGAGACTGGGATCTCCCTGTGCCATGACATGACAGTTGTTTACACCAAATGGTCTGCCAAAGTGAGGACCGTAGATAGCATACTGTTTTAAGTTTTCGCTCTGTATTTCTCTACGATATCTAACCCTATCATTTTGTATAGTATCATAATTAACCATCATATCACGAAGAGCCGCAACAACTTCTGGGTGATTACTAATGACACCAGTTCTACCAAAGTCTGCTGCTCTACTGACACCAGCATACTGTTGATATGCTTTCGCACCACCTGCTGCTTTATGTGAAAAGAACGCAACTCTTTTCTTTGATTGGTTTGTTAGAAAAAAGTCTCCTTTAGGATCATATGTAACACCAAAATCTTTCCTGACTACTGTTTCTGCTCCAGTAATATCTTTGAATATCTGTTTAATCTTACCAGATCTATCTTTAATTACAATACATATTCCTGCACCACCAATCATTCTTTCTTTGATGGCATTGTTCATTTCTTTCAACGCCACATCTTCATCTAACGTGACACCTTTACTGGCATACTCAATCCATCCAATCGGAACCCATGCTGTAGTTTTTCCTTGCTTTACATGACAGCACAGTTTATCTTTACCATTTAATTTAAAGTTCTTTGAGGTGTTATCTACCAGAATACAACTGGCACCAGTCTCAAATGATTTAGATATTTTTCCATTGTTATCAAATCCAGGGGCATCTCTACCAGCTCCTGGACCAGAGAACGACAGAATAGTATTGAATCTTTCGTAATCTGCCTTACCTTCAATATAAGATCCAAAGACAGTATTAGTTTTGTCGGAACGTAATCTGTTTAACTTCGCCATACAAAAAAATACCTCCTCTAGTATTTAGAGGAGGATGAAACGGAAGCGGCTGGATTTGAACCAGCGGTGCCCGTGAAGACACATTAGTTTTCAAGACTAACGCAATAAACCGCTCTGCCACGCTTCCTTGCTTTTTAAATTTCCTTTAGGACAAAACACCATCTTGTGATTTTCGGTGATCACATAGTAACCGATAAGTTTAGAACCATCATCATCCCAACCATACGTTAGCACTCTCTCTCCAGTGATTTCATGCTTTTTATTTGTGTGGAGGTAGTGCCCGTATCGTTCGTGAAGATTGATCATTGCGGTTCGGTGTCAGACATCTATATTTTATCACGAAACCCTCACAAATGGAGGGTCCTTTATAATATCTTAACGATCGTCTGCTGCACGAACTTCTGAATGATGTACATCAAACTCACCACCAGGGTAACGTTTCTGAAGTTTCTTGACATTGGTTTCAATCACCTCATCGAAGGATATATCAAGTGCCATTGTAGCTTGAGCAACGTACCACATAACATCACCCAACTCAATG